GAACTAACCGGGCTTATCCCCGCTGTAACTATGAACGCCAGCGCAGAGCGCGCCGGTATCAACCAAAACATTGTTGTAGATGTAGAGCCTGCTGGTAACGTTGCAGACATTACTCCTTCTATGACTATACCCGACCCTACTGGTCAAACCTCTGGTTCTAGCATCATCCAGATCACCAAGTCTCGCGCTGCTGAGTTTGGTTTCATTGGTGATGACCAGAAGAAGTTGAACACTGGACCAGGCTACATGGGTACTCGCGCAAACAAGATTGCACAGGCTATCCGCGCTGTTGCAAACGAAGTTGAACTTGACCTTGCTAACCTGCAAAGCACTTTCAGCCGCGCATACGGTACTGCTGGCTCAACTCCTTTCGGCACTGCTAACGATTACACCGATGCTTCAAACGTCCTCAAGATCCTCAAGGACAATGGTAGCCCAGTAAGCGAGAACCAACTGGTTCTGAACACTGCTGCTGGTGCAAACTTTATCGGTAAGCAATCTGCTGTAAATGCTGCTGGTACTGAGTCTATGCTTCGCCAGGGTGTTCTGCTTGATCTTGCTGGTATGCCTTTGCGTGAATCAGCTCAGATCCAAAATAGCGTTGCCGGTACTGCTGCCTCTGCTACTACTGACGATTCTGGTTATGCTGCTGGCGCGACTGTTATCACTCTGGCTTCTGCTGGTACTGGTACTATCGTTTCTGGCGACGTTATCAGCTTTGCAGGCGATTCAGAGAAGTATGTAGTAATTTCTGGTGATGCTGATGTATCTGGTGGCGGCACTATTACTTTGTCTGCTCCTGGTTTACGCAAGGCTATTGCTGCTTCTGCTACTGCTATTACTGTAGTTGCTGCTGCTGCTCGTAACATGGCGTTTAACCGCTCTGCCCTAGTCCTAGCTGCTCGCGCTCCTGCCCGTCCTGAAGAAGGTGATATGGCTGAAGATGTGATCTTGATCACTGATCCGCGCTCAGGTCTGACTATGGAATTTGCAATGTACAAAGGCTACAGAAAAGTACGTTACGAAGTTGGTTTGGCTTGGGGTGTTAAAAACATCAAGCCAGAGCACACTGCGCTACTGTTGGGTTAAGTCTGAAACTAGCCACCTCTTTCGGGGGGTGGCTTTTTAGGAGTTACAAAATGGAAACGGTAAAAGTAGTTAGAAAAGATAGTGCTTATGGTTACGCTGTAATCAATAAGTCTGATATGAACAGATTAGACGTTTTATGGTCTGATAAGCCGCAAGTTAAAGAAACAAAAGCCAAAGCCAAAAAGGGCAAATAATGGCAGCTCAAGGCATTAGACTATCGACTTCAGCAAAGGCCGATACTTCTCACGAATTAGTCACCCGATTAGATCGCTTACCTATTGATAATATTGAAAACGATATTGCTCGCGGTAAGGTTCCTAATGCTTATGGGTTTGCAGCTTTTGGCGAAAGGACGTTTGCAGGCAGTCAAGAAAACGCTGTAATTTGGTCGAATGGTAATTTTACTGGTCCTGCTATTGGCGGGGCACAGATGAGCATTGTAAGTACTAGCGCAAATGACTCTGCTGCTGGTACTGGAATTAGAACAATTGAGTTGCATTACCTTGACGTAAACTTGATTGAGCATGTTGTAACAATAACGCTTAACGGGCTAACTCCTGTTTTAACTGCCGCCACTGATATTTATTTTATTAATGAGATGCATGTTATGACTGTAGGCAGCAATTTAAAAGCTGCTGGTGATATCATAATTTCAAATAGCGGCATTACATACGCTGAGATATTGACGAATAAATTGTTAATGACATCATCGGCAAGAATGGTCCCAAAAGGAAAACGCGGGTTTATTGCTGGCGCTGTTGCTGGCAGTTCAAGTGCTAATGCCGATTCAAGGGTTACAATTAGACTTGTATCAAGCAGTTACAATGGAAATATATTTGTTAATCCTTTTTTGCTGTTGCCTTTAGGCAGTGTAGATTTACAGGATGGAAGTGTCACTTTTTCTTTCCCTGTACCGCCGTCATTTGGCGAAGGTATTGTTTTTGGCCTGACTGCATCGGTAGATAAATCTTGCAGGGTAGGCGGTTCGATTTACGGATGGTTTGAGGACGCATAATGGCGACTATTGTAGTAGAAACAGGAACAGGCTCAGAGACGTCTAATTCTTATGTTAGCGAAGCTGATCTTGCAACTTATGCAGCTGATCGCGGTGTAACTCTGACCGGGACTGCTGCTGTATTAATTATCCAGGCTATGGATTACCTAGAGTCAAAAACGTTTATTGGCACTAAGTCAGATATTGATCAAGCTTTGCAATGGCCTAGATATGGCGCTGAGATTGATAATTATTACGTGGACTCTGATGTTATTCCAAAGTTGCTGAAAGAAGCTGAAATGGAATTGTGCATTGCTATTGATGGTGGAGTTAATCCTCTAGCTAACCAAGGTCGTGAAACTATTCGCGAAAAGGTTGATGGCTTGGAGGTTGCATACAAAGCATCTTCGCGCCCTGACACCTATTTGACTGCAGCTGAAACAAAGCTAAAGAAATTAGTAATCAATACTATGAGGGTAACGCGTGTTTGATTATGCGACTTTGCAACAAACTGCCTCTAGGTTAATTGATAACTTTGGAGCTGTTGCGGTTATAACTCGCGCCAGTGGCTCTACGTTTAACCCTGCTACAGGTTCTTATTCTGGTGGTAGTACGACTACAATAAATGCAAAGTCTGTTAGAGCGCAATTTTCGCAGTCTGAGAAGGCGTCACAGGCAGTGCAAGAAAGTGATATTAAGCTTTTGGTTGAGGCCGGTAAAGGCATTCCGTTGATTGATGATAATGTTTTGTTTGATTCGACTGATTATAAGGTAATTGCTGTTAAAGAAGTTTCCCCGTCTGGCGTGGATGTATATTATGAGCTTCAGCTTAGATCTTAAAGAGTTTGCCGAAAAGACCGAGCGCAATGTTGATGACGTTAAGCAAGCGGTAGCTTTAGACTTGTTTGGAAAAGTAATTAAAGCGACACCTGTCGGAAATCCGTCAATATGGAAAAGCAAGCCGCCAAAAGGTTATACCGGCGGTAGATTACGAGGTAACTGGCAAGCTTCCGTTAACACTCCTGCAACTGGCGTTTTAGATGCAAAAGATAAAAACGGAAATGCTACTATTGGTAAAATGACAGCGGTAATTGAAAGCCAGAAGGGCGATGGCGTTTTATGGTTATCAAATAATTTGCCTTATGCTTACCGCGTTGAATATGGCTGGTCTACTCAAGCTCCCTCAGGGATGGTGAGAACGACTATTGCGGCATTTGAATCGGCTATAGCAAGAGCCATACAGAAGGTTGAAAAGTGACTACAGTATTTAAAGATATTAGCGGCGCGCTTGATTCCAGGTTAAATACTTTGTCTGGTTCATCGCCAGTGGCCTGGGAGAATATTGCTTTCAAGCCCACAAAAACGGCTTTATATTTAAGGCCGACACATTTGCCCGCACCGACAGAGCAAGCAGCGCTGGGCAATAATGGTATTGATCAATATATTGGAATATACCAGATAGATATCTTTGCTCCTGCTGGTAAAGGGAAAGGCGCGGCAGAAACTAAAGCGGATGCAATTGCTGATCATTTTAAACGTGGAACTGATCTATTGTATAATGGAGTATATGTTCGGCTTGGTAATGTATCGCGCAATGCAGGACTTATCGACGAAGATAGATTCGTTATTTCAGTATCAATTAATTATATGGCTCACGTAGCCCCGAGGTAAAAATTATGACAATCGCAACCGGCTCCAGACACGATTTAGCCTATGTCGCCGAATCAACTTTCGGGACTACGCCAACTACTCCTGTATTCACTCCTGTACGCCACAACGGTACTACATTAGGTCTGTCAAAAGATGCTATCGAATCTGAGGAATTGCGCGAAGATCGCCAAGTAGCTCACTTTCGGCATGGCAACAAAAGCGTTGCAGGTGATATCAATTTTGAGATGTCTTATGGCTCTTATGATGATTTGCTTGAAGCTGCGCTTGCAGGTACTTGGGCGACTGATGTATTAAAAGCTGGCACTACTCGCAGAAGCTTTACTGTAGAGCGCCATCACGAAGATATTGGAAAGTACCTCAGGTCCACTGGCTGCAGTATGAATACTTTGTCTTTGTCCATTGCCCCTAACTCAATGGTTACTGGATCGTTTGGTATTGTTGGCAAGGGCTTTGCTGTTGCATCGACTGCCGTTACCGGTGCCACTTATAACGCTGAAACAACTACAGCTCCGTTTGATTCCTTTACCGGTTCAATCACTGAAGGCGGATCTGGCATTGCTGTTGTTACTGCTTTAGAGTTAAGCATTGATAACGGAATGGAGGCACTTTATGTAGTTGGCAGTGACGAAAGCCTTGAGCCATCCATTGGCAAGTCAATGGTGACTGGTTCAATTACTGCTTACTTTGAAGATTCCACTTTAATTGACAAGTTTATCGCTGAGACTGAATCGAGCATTCAGTTTGTGCTTACCGACCTTGCTGGAAATAGCTACACTGTAGATCTGCCAAAAGTGAAATATAATTCTGGCAATCCTGAGGTAGGCGGCCCTGGTGCAATTACAATATCACTTGATTTCGTGGCATTGTACGATAGCGGCGAAGCTACTCAAATTAAAGTTACTCGGGCAGATGCCTAAAGCTACAAGGGGCTTAACGGCCCCTTTTTTATCATAGGGGATGATAATGGATATAAAAGAGCTATACACTGTTAAAGCGCATGAGGAAGGGGCTGAAATACGCATTGTAAGCCCATTAGACGGCAAAGAGACAGATTTCTATGTCTCGGTACGGGGTATTGATTCAAAGCAGTACAGAAACGCTGTAAAAGAGTTTCATCGAAAGATGTTAAACAAGGATGAAGATGCCGAGGTTTATTTGTTGGTAGCCATTACAAAAGGATGGCGCGGCCTTGAGGATGGAAAGCTAGAAGTAGAATTTAGTGAAGACAAGGCAAAAGATTTATATAGCAATTCGCCCGCTATTGCTGCTCAGATTGACCGGTTCGTGGTTGATCGCAAAAATTTTACGATGGGCTAACTGAAGATATTGTAGATTATGCAAAGTGGCAGTTTTGGGCCGCTGGGTATGATGAAGGTTCAAAAGTTAGCCGTTTGCAGAATTTGCAGCAAGTTGAGAAAAGTTTAGGCAGAAAGCCCAAAGAGCTTGAAAATGTGCCAAAGCTAAAGCCTGAATTGCTATATTTGTGGTCTATGTTTGTATCTTTAAAGAATGCCAGTAAGGGTTCAATTGGATATGATGAGATACAAGCATACGGAAACATATATGGCGATTTGTCACCTTTTGAAGTGGACATAATACGCTGGCTAGATACCTTACATTATCAAGAGACAAACAAAAATGGCTGATGTCGCAGAATTAGGAATTAAGATCACTACTGATGGCGTAATGTCTGCCACTCAAGAGCTCGATAACCTAGAAAAACAAGGCAAGAAAACCGAAACGCAAACTAAAAACCTTGGTACTGCTGCAAAAAATAACGTCACCCCTTTCAAAATGATGAAGGGAGGCGCGACTCAAGTATCGTATCAGCTTCAGGATGTCGCGGTTCAAGCGCAAATGGGAACAAGCGCATTTACTATTCTTGCACAACAGGGACCACAGCTTGCATCGGTGTTCGGCCCTGGTGGCGCGGTAGCTGGTGCTGTCATTGCATTTGGTGCGATATTAGCTGGAGCTTTATATAATAGCTTGACCGGCACTGGCGAAGCCATGAAAGCTTTGCAAGAAGACATGAAGGATCTTGAGAGCAATTTCGATAATCTGGGTGAAGCTGCAAAGACTTACGTTAGATCACTTGTTACGGCTAGAGTTGCAGAATATGACAAAGCACTTGCTGAGTTAAACGAGGAAAAGCGCTCTGGCATAAAAGTAACTTATGATGGTTTTTTGGCTCAAGCAAAGGAAACAGAAAGCCAGGAAGATTTTGCCGAAAGAATGCAAATAAACGCGACAGAGATTGAGCGTCTTACCTTTTTGCGCGAAGAAGCTATCAAAAGCATTGATGCCACTACCGATGCCACTGAATCATTAATTAACAAACTGAAAGAAGAAGCAGAAACGCTTGGCATGACTAAGCGTGAAATTGCATTGTATAAGGTTGGAACTGATGAATCCCAGGCTGCTAATAGAGCTGCCATTAATACCTTATACGACAAAATAGAAGCTCACGAGGCAGAGCAGCAGGCCATTAAAGACACTGCTAACTTAAATAAAGAAATGGTTGCCAATGAAGAACGGTTACAGTCTTTATTTCTTAGGCTTAATGAGCAAAAAGCTAAAGCAGATGAAACGGCTAAACAAAACGATATAAAGCGCGAAGAAGATTTGTTTGGAGCTATCGCAAAAATTAATGATAGAAAGATTGCCGAAGAACAACGCGTTCAAGATGCAAAAGATCAGATACAAAATTATGCCTTGGCTAGTGCTAGTAATATGGTTGGCCAATTAGGAGCGATAGCAGAAGAGGGCAGTAATGCACAGAAAGCATTGTTTGCCATCCAAAAAGCCATTGCGATTGCTCAGATTATTGTATCAACGGAACAAGCCGCTGCATTGGCGTCTGCTTATGTTGCCGGTGCTGGACCGTTAGCTTGGCTTGCCTCAGTTCAAGGCATTAGAGCAATGGGCTATGCTTCTGCTGGCATTGTAGCTGGAACGGCTATTGCTGGCGGTAGGGCATTAGGCGGCCAGGTTAGAGGCGGCGAATCTTATCTTGTGGGTGAACGTGGACCTGAGCTGCTGACGATGGGAACATCGGGAAGAATTGCTACTAACGAAAACTTAAAGCGTGCCGTTGGTGGTGAAAGTGTATCTGGCGATAGAAACATTAATGTAAGCTTTAATATTCAGGCAAATGATACCAAAGGTTTTGATCAGCTGTTAAATTCTAGGCGTGGTCAGATTGTTTCAATGATTAATCAAGCCGTAAATGATCGCGGAAGGGCTTCAATAGCATGAGTGGAACATACCCCAGCACCCCGATTTTCCAGTCAATTGGATTTCGTAGTCAGCATTATAATTTATCAAGCGAAAGCGTATCTGGGCGGACTCAGGTTCGCAATATTGGCGGTCAAAGGTTTGAATTTGCAGCGTCATATTCCAGCTTGAAACGGTCTGAGTTTGCGCCGGTCCATGCCTTTATTATGTCGCAGCGCGGTATGGCTGAAACATTTAGTATTGTATTGCCAGAAATTAGCTCAAAGACTGGCAACGCAACTGGCGCTGTATTGACTTCAGCTGTCGAGGCTATTGGTCAGACAGTAATATCAATTGATGGCTTGACCGGCACCCTTAAAGCAGGGGATATGATTAAATTTGACAATCACAGTAAGGTTTACATGATTATCGCTGATCTTACTGGTCCAGGTGATTTGAGCATTCAACCGGCATTGCGAGTAGCCGTCCCTAATAATACCGCTTTGGTTTATGATTCCGTACCTTTTACCGTACGTTTAAATAATGACGTTCAGGAATATGCACTTGGTTCAGCTTCTCTGGTAGACTACGAAGTAGATTTCATTGAGGCGGTATAATGACCAGAGCAATAGACGCGGCAACCATTGCAGAGCTTGCAAAGGATGATTTCAACCTTGCGACATTAATCAAGTTAGATTTTGATACCCCTTTATATATTACCGATTGGGATAGATCTTTATCGGTATTGTCTGCTACTTGGGTTAGTAGTCCGCATTTTATTAGCGCTGGCGATGTTACCGAAACCTCTGATCTTAGGGTTAATTCTGTAGATCTGACTTTATCTGGCGTTGAGCAATCTTATATCAGTATATTCCTTTCGCAAGATTATATGGACAAGCCTATTCAGTTTTATAGGGCCGTATTAGATGATACTGATTCTATAATTGGTGCGCCGATTCTTGTATTTGATGGCCTTATGACTGGCTACTCAATAGATGACACTGAGCAAACAAGCGAAATAACTATCAATTGTGCATCTCACTGGAAAGACTTCGAGAAAGAAAATGGCCGAAAGACCAATGACAACTCGCAAAAAATACACTTTCCAAACGATGACGGCTTTGAATTTGCCGCCAAAACAATTAAAGATTTGAAATGGGGACGTAAATAATGGGCATTGGTTTATTTATTGCTTTATTTGTTGCAACTACTGCAGCTTCATATGTAATGCAACGGCAGGCAATGAAAAAAGCCCAGAAAGCCGCTGATGCAATGGCCGGCGTTCTTGTTAACAAAGAATCTAACATTGAGCCTATTCCGGTTATATATGGCGAGCGTAGAGTTGGTGGAGTTCGGGTTTTTGTATCAACTAAAAACGCTCCTGGTGGAGATCCAAACGAGTTTTTATATATTGCCTTAGCAATGGCTGAGGGAGAGGTCGAATCAATATATGATTTGTATATTGACGACGTGCCGATTACAGACTCAAAGTATTCGGGTTTATATACTTACAACGTGCATACCGGTGCGGATGATCAAGTTTATGATCCATTGCTAACCGAGGCAAATGCGGGTTGGACGTCTGATCACAAATTGAGCGGAGTTGCATATATTGCTATTCGCTTAAAATGGAATAGTAATGTATTTAGCGGCGTGCCAGACATTACGGCAGTAGTTAAAGGGCGCAAGGTTTACGATCCTCGTAGTGCCAATACTGTTTACAGCAATAATCCAGCGCTATGTATCAGAGATTACTTGACCAACAACAGGTATGGTAAAGGGGTTCCTTTATCTGCTATAGATGACACAGCGTTTAGCAATGCCGCCAATGATTGTGATGAATCAGTCACTTTTTACCCTGATGGCGAAAACGGCAAAATATTTGAATGCAACACAGTATTGCAAACAGACGAAACGCTATTTTCTAATATAGAAAAGATGCTAATGGGTTGCCGTGGTTTCTTACCTTATAACCAAGGTTTCTACAGCTTAATCATTGATAAAAGCCGATCAAGTGTTTTTGCCTTTGATCATGAAACCATTGTTGGCGGTATATCCATTCAGGGAGAAACCAAGGAAAACAAATTTAATCGCGTACTTGTAAAGTTTGCTAATCCAGTAGTTGATTATCAACCTGATCAAGCTGTATGGCCTGAGCCTGGATCAACTGAAGAATCTAATTTTCTTGCGGAAGACAATGGCACTTTATTGGTTGAAGAGATAGCGCTTGAAACAATTACCAATTATTACGCTGCTAGGGATTTGGCTAGGGTTATACTCAAGCGTTCGAGAAATGCCCTTAGAACGTCATTTAAAGCCACTAGCGAGGCTTTGCAGCTATCAGTTGGTGACGTAGTAACAGTTACCCACGAAACGCCAGGATGGGACGACAAGCCGTTTCAAGTTGAAGCTATACTGTTGAACTATGATGGCACTTGTGACGTGTCATTACTTGAATACGACTCAACTATTTATACTTATGATTTGGCTGCAGAGCAAAAGGTATACCCTGATACTAACTTGCCAAATCCATTTAGTGTCGCACCACCAACAAACTTAGCTGTTGTTTCTACGACTGTAGTGGCAGATGACGGAACCTTGCTGCCATCGTTAAGGTTGAACTGGACTCGCAGCGCAGATTCTTTTGTTAGTCAGTATGAGGTGCAATACCAGCGCGGATCAGCAATCATTGATCTGGGCAGTATAGCTGATGAATATACAGAATCTGAGAATTATGGGCTGATAACTGCTGCCGCATCTGTTTTGCTAGATTATGGCTCCATTGATGAACCGGTTGAAACCGACGAGCCTGATTACAATTCGACTTTTGTTACTACTACGCAATACATTCTTAAAGGGATTACGCCGAGCGCAAATTATAATATTCGCATTCGGGCGGTTAATGATTTTGGCGTTAAGAGTAACTTTATTACTATTTCGGGACTTGCCGAAGGCGATACAGATGCCCCTGCTATTCCTGATTCAATCGTCGCAACTGGCAGCTTGAGAGAAATAACTATTAGCTGGGTTCCGCCAACTGATCCAGATTATAGCCACGTCGAAATATGGGAAAACTCTGTCAATAACTTTGCCACGTCAAGCAAAATTGCTATAGCGGGAGGTGATTATTTTAGCCGGACCGGATTGGGTTATGACGTATTAAGGTATTACTGGCTAAAAGCGGTTGACTACAGCGGGAATATATCTGAAGAATCTGCAGTATCTTCTGCCACTACTTTGTTTGTTGATACTGACTCGTTTAGTCAGGAAGTAAATAACTTATTTAGTGAGGCGGGTGCTTATGGTATTGAGCCTGTAGCAACTTTGCCAGCAGTGGGTGATTTTGACGGCCAAATAAAATACGAAACTACTTTAAATAAGCTTTATCGATGGGATGCTACCGCTGAGGAATGGACGGATGATATCTTTTCCATTGAAGCTGGAACGGTGGACGCTGCATCATTTGCATCTGGCATTGAGCCAATTAGCATTGTCGCTACTTTGCCTAACCCCAGCGGTTACACAGGGCCTAAGCTTGTATTCTTGACCACTGATAATAAGATTTATCGTTACACTGGCAGCGCTTGGACTTCTGAGATAGCTGCAGCGGATCTTGACGGGGCCTTAGCTTCTGCAAACTTTCCAGCCAATTTGCGACCAATTGAAATTGTCGCATTATTGCCGACTACTGGTAACTTTCAGGGACGCCAGGTATTCCTCACAACTGATAATAAAACGTATCGTTATACTGGAACTGTTTGGACCGCTAAGATTGCAACTGTTGACCTGGAAGGAACTGTATCTAGCCTGCAGATAGCCAATAATGCTGTAACCAATGCCAAGATAGCTGTTGATGCTATTCAAGGTGACGTCATAGCAGCTGGTGCGATTACCGCAGCCAAAATACTTGATGGAGCAATCGATGAGCTTAAATTGGCTAATGATGCTGTTACTAATGCCAAGATAGCAGCCGATGCAATTACTGCTGATGTCATTGCAGCTGGTGCGATTACAAGCGAAGCTATTACCGCTGGCGCTATAACCTCACTAAAACTTGCCGATGATGCTGTAACTACTGCGAAGATTGCCGTTGACGCTATTCAAGGTGATGTAATTGCCGCTAATGCAATAACCTCTGATAAGTTGCTTGATGGCGCTGTAAGCAATTTAAAGATTGCATCAAATGCAGTTACTACAGCAAAAATAGCCACTGACGCAATTACTGCAAGCGTAATAGCTGCAGGCGCAATCACTGAAACAAAGATTGCTAGTGATGCTGTAACTAACGCTAAAATAGCTATTGACGCTATTCAGGGAGATGTAATTGCAGCAGGTGCCATCACTGAAACCAAAATTGGTATTGATGCTGTAACGACAGCCAAGATAGCTAACGATGCTGTTACTGAAGACATTATTGCCGCCAGCGCGATAACTACAACTAAGATCGCGACTGATGCAATTACTACTGCAAAGATTGCCGCCAATGCCATTACCGCGTCTCAACTTGCAGCTGATTCTGTTACTGCAGATAGTATTGCCGCCAATACAATTACTGCGGCAGAAATTTCCGCTGGAGCGATCACAACTGCCACAATTGCAGCTGATGCTATTACGACCGCTAAAATAGCTGCTAATGCTATAACTGCTGACCAAATTGCTGCCGATGCGGTAACTGCTGATTCGATAGCCGCTAACACTATTACAGCATCCGAAATAGCCACTGGAGCCATTACTGCAGATGAAATAGCAGCTAATGCGATTACGTCTGCCAAGATAGCAGCCAATACAATTACGGCAGCAGAAATTGCAGCTAATGCCATTACTACCTCTGAGCTTGCTGCTGATGCTGTTACGGCAGATAACATTGCAGCCGGAGCGGTAGTTACTGAATCATTGGCAGCTGGATCGATTACAACTGCCAAAATTGCAGCCGGTGCGATTACAGCAGACGAGATAGCCGCAGCCGCAATTACAACTGGAAAGATAGCAGCGGGAGCTGTTACTGCTGATGAGATATCAGCCAACGCGATCACCTCTGGAAAGATAGCCGCAAACACTATTGTCGCTGCCGACATTGCCGCCGATGCTATTACTGCAACTGAATTATCCGCAGGCTCTGTCACTACGGCAAAGCTAGACGCTGCCGCCATAACATCAGAAAAGATAGCCGCTGGAGCTATTACGTCAGATACCATTGCCGCCAATGCTATTACTAGCGCCAAGATACAAGCGGGAGCCGTTGTTGCTGACACTATAGCTGCTGATGCTATAACTACTGCAAAGATCGCTGCT